TATATAAACTATCGTTATTCTTCCCAAAATTCTTTTTAACAAGCCACCAACTCTCGCTGATGGCTCTATCTACTAAACTCATATATGGGGAGCAAATCAATATATCGTTAGTAGAATTCATTAAACTTTACTATTAAAAGCTAAATCTCTTTTTAACTCTGATTGGTTTAAGCTGACATATTTATCAATGTTATTGTAATGGTATCTAGCTTTTATTAAATTCATAGAGGCTGTTGAATAATCCTCAATAATCTTTTTATATTCTTCATCACAACGAGCCTCATGTTCTGCCTCTCCAACAGTTTTTACTAATTTTTTATGTTTAAGAACAAGCATACTAAAAGTAGCTTTTTTCCCTTCTTCCATTACTATTAATTTTTGTTCTGCTTCTGCCCACTTGTTAGAGGCATCTTCTAACTTTTTATATAATTCATCACTTAAACTCATATCAATATAACTCCTAATATAAATCCTACTACAAAGCAAATCCATTCTCGTCTGTAATGAAGTTCTAACACTTTCCAATCGTTTTTAGTTTTTCCAAATATCATCATGGGTATAATAACATCTCCTCTGCTTCTTGTTCTAATTGTTTTATTTGTTGTTTAAAGCTATGATTTTCTTTTTCTAAAGCATCTATCTTTTTGTGTAATCCTTTATTTTCTAAATACATAGCTTGTAATTCCTCAACCTTAAAAGCGAAATCTTTTTTAAGATTAAAGAAATCGCTAATAAGTTCTTCTTGAGTTTTAGATAGCTTAACCATTAAAATGGAATCTCATCATCCATATCACTCATTTTCTCAACAGGCATAGCATGATCTGGTGCTGATGGTTGTGCTTGAGTCATAGGTTGAGGTGTGTACTGAGGCATAGTTTGGCCTACAGGCTTAAATCCATCTACATTGGGTTGAGGTTTATATGGCTTGACCATAATTAAACAAAGTATCTGTTCAAGATTACCCTTTGCATATTGTGGTGGGTTTTGCATTTCCTGAGTCTTAGTCATATATTTTAAAACATATCCAGCTTTAGTATATTCTTGAACTTCAGGTGTATTAAACCATTCATTAACTTGTGATAAACCATATTTTCTTTTGGTTAAGCTACAAGTAAATTTAACCTTACTTGCCTCGCCAGAATACTCATACTTTGGGCTTACATTTCCTGTAGGGAATAATCTCATTTGTAATCCACAGAACGGCTTATCGAATTTAGTTTTTTCGTACATTTTGTTTTCCTTTTTTTAGTTGATTATATTTTCGTACTGACTCGTTAAACATTAGTTCGGATTTATGACAACTCAATAATCCAAGAAATGCTTTTAAGTGTTCCTTTTTATATAAGATATGTCTAGCCTCGAAGTCGCCACTATCTTTGGGCAATCGAACTATATACATCTTATTGATCTTCTTTCCTGTTTGTTCTTCATAGGCCAACTTATATCCATGTAATTGATGAACCATATTTAAAAACAAACCCTTAGAAGTTTTTATATCTATGAGCCAAAGATTATCTTGTGAGTCTTTAGCAATTAAGTCTAAAGTTCCACAGAACCCTCGTTCAGAGTATAAAACCTTTTCAGACTCAATAACTTTTAATTTATGTTTTGTCCAAAACCTTTTAAACTTTTCAAAGCAACCTAATATTACAGGGTCGCTTGGGTCAGTAAATTTTTCTCCTTTAAGCCACATCTCGCAAAACTTATGAACCATAGAGCCTATATTTAAAATATTATCTCCTGACTTCTTTGCATTAGATTTAGCATTAGTAACTATCTTCTGTATCTGGTCGATTGGAATACCCTCTCTTTCCATTTCAGTTTTGATAGCATTTACTTGTTGGCTAATCTTCCAATTCTCTAACATTGGACTCGCTAACTTTCCAAGTAATGTACTCATTCCAACTACATATTCGTTGTTATGAATATATACATGCTTTTCTTCATTGAACTCAATCGTATGACCATGTTCTAACTTATGTATTGCCATTATTCTCTCCTTTTTTCTTTTTCTTTTTTTTTAATTTTTTATTCATATTATCTGCCCAATCTGTCCAATTAAAATATGCTCTAGCTATTCTTCTGTCTGCATATCGGTCATAAATATTTATCCACTCTGTCATTTATTCTCTCCCTTATATTGTTGTTTATTTTCTGCATTAGAAACACATACCCTATTATATTCTGGCAAATAAAGTTCTGTAGTTTCTTTCTTAGCTTTACTTCTACTTATTATTCTATTCATGGCTTTGATTCGCTTGGTTTTCCACAAATCTTTTTTTGAACGGATATACATTAGCTTCTCTCCTTTTTAAAAATGTTAAGTTCTTATCTTCCATTGGTTTAATGAAATAGTCAATAGATACATCTAAATATTCACATAATTTTTTAGCTATATTTAAACTGATCGCATTTTGTCCTCTTTCGTATTTTTGAATTTGTTGAAATGTTACATTTACAGCTTTAGCGACTCTTGATTGGGTTTTACCTCTCATCAATCTAAGTTTTCTAAGTTGCAATCCAATTAAACAAGTTGCTATTTTAAGATTATCTTGCTCACTAACATTCCATTGTAAAGTTAATTCTTCGATTGATTTATTTACTTCTTCTATTGTTGTATTAGTTCTTCTGTGCATTGGTATTCCTTGCATTGTTTTTCCTTTTTTGTTTTATTAGTTTAAATGAAATTTTATCTAAAGCAGATTCACTATATCCATAACTTTCTGCTTGAGAATTTTTTTCAAAATCATTCATATTCATAACTGATTCTTCATATTCGCCGATTGCTCTAATAAGCAACGCTATTTCTTTATTAGTTAAGTACACTATGACCTCTCTTTGTTAAACATTTTCTAACAATAGACTCATACTTTGTGTCCATTGTTGGGCTAACAGACCAATACAAAATATTACTTACAAAGTTTGTATTATCTTTAGCAAGTGTTTTACAATGTAATTGATCGTCAGTTATTAGACTTGCTCTATCACTATCGAATGTACCTGATCTTCCAGCAGTATCTATGATGGGTTTATAGGCACAATTTTGTAATAAGAGGATACAAAGCCCACATAAAAGTATTGTTTTTTTCATATCGTTTTCCTTTTTTTTACTCTCTAAAGAATTGGCTGATGATACTTCAAGTGATGAAGTTTAAAAGCTAATTCCTTTTTGTGTTGTTTGATCTTGAATAGTTTTTTCAACAAATCCTTTTCTTTTTGGTTCTGTCGATCTAACTGTTCTTGCATCTTGAACAACTGCTTTGGTTGTTGCATTGGCTTTCTCCAAATGACTTACTTGCTTTTGCAAATAAGTATCTACAGGATTAATCATATTAACTTCTTCCTGTAAATTCTGTAACTCCTCTAATGTGGTTTGAGGGTTAATTATTCTCTGTAGTCTTTTAGACATCTCTTTAGTAAAGTTTGAGTTAGTTGGTATTCTCATTAGTTGTTCTCCTTTTCATCAAGATATGCAGTTAATAAATTTTTAACTATTGATGATTTAGATACATTATTTTTAGAAGCATAATCTGTTAATCTTCTATTTAATTCTAAACCAAGATTAATACCAAACATAGTACATTTGGTAGGATTCTTGTAAGGTTTGCTTAGTATTCTTTTTTCTATTATATTTATATCCATTAGTTTCTCTCCTTTGGGTAATACCCATTTTGGTTTATATTATTTTGATCTCTTAACAATCTAGTTAAAAGTTCATCTTCAAAGTTCTGCCAATCCCAATACATACTATTATAGTATTTTATGTTAGTATTTAGTTCAATAGGTTTAGAACCAAAGCCTGAACATACAACACCATTTTTTTTATTAGGATTAGTAAGATCAGAAATTACAAAATCAACATCACAGTAATATTCGTAAGAACAAAACTTTGATCTTCTTCTATCTCCAATCTTAGTAACTTGAATTAAGTAGTTGCCTGATTTTGAGTCAGACAACTTTTGATTAATTTGAAAATTGCTCATTATATACTCCCCCCTGATAATTGTATTAAGCAACCTAAAATGATTGCAGTTAAACAAAAAGCTGAAAAAATAAAACCTAAAGTGTAGTATGCTATTTTTTTCATTATACATACTCCCATCTACCAGATTTGTTTTTTTCTTTAACATCTCCAGCTTTAGTTAATTTAATATCAACTTTCATTACTGAGTCATAAAATTGCTCATCAGATTTATTGATATATTTGATTTGATTTTTCTTAGTCATTTTTAAAACATTTTTTGGTAAAAAAGGTTTTGCAATTTCTAATCTTAAATCATCTCCCTCTAATTTATTTAATTTATTGTATGAAGATTTAGTTTCTTTAGGTGTTTGTGTCCAAACATCATCTCCATCTATTTTTATTTTTGACCATGTTTTCATTATACTCTCCCATTTTGTAATTCGTAATTTACAAAAACTTGAGTATTTAATTCCTCAAATTTTTTAAGAAAAGTCCAGCTAAAATTTTCAGGATTATTTTCTTCCATAAATAACTTAAATTCCATAGGGGAATTTGTTTCTTCAAGATTTTTTAAAATCTCTTTTTCTTTTTTGTTCATTTTCTCTCCTTTATTTAAATTAAACATACGATTAATCTACTAAATTGGTTGTATTATGCAATAGCTAATTTATTGCATAAAATATAGCTTTTTTAACTATTTTAACAACTTGTGTTTTAATTCTTGCAATTTAAACAAATCAAATATAAAAAACGAATCAATTAAAGATATGATTATAAATAAAAAAATATATAACGAGAGAGTCGCAAGACAAGTATTTATTTTCATATCAAATACTAATCGTGTTGGGTTGGCCTCTCTCTCCAACCCAGCACCTACAAGAGAGATAAAAAATGAAAATAAGAAATACGATTAAAGATATAAAGATACAAAAAATACCTAGCTGTCCTGTCGTTGAATTAGGATTACAAACTATAAACAAAACTTTTCAGATGTTTGGTGGTGGTTATTCTTCTAGTGATTTGAATGAACCTATATTATCAGGCAAACAAATAATTGGTCAAAGATATGATTGTTGGTCGCATAATTTTAAAAATAAAAAAATATGAAACAGTTAGATATATTTGATACTGATTACGAGTCTTGTAATTACACCAAGACTAGCCAAGAAGCATTAGCCACAATAAAGCCTAAGATTAAAACTAAAAGAGAACAAGTTTATGATCTTATAAAACTTAACGCACTAACTAATTATGAAATATCAGATGAGTTAGATATGCCTTTAAGTTCTGTTTGTGGTAGAGTGCATGAGTTACAGGAATTAAACTTAATAGAAAATTCTGGTAAGACCAGAAAAACTAAATATGGAAAACAAGCAATCGTATGGCAAAAAAGAAAGTAGCTACTAGGCTCGAAAGAGAGCATATGAGTAAGGTTGCTAGTTTAGGGTGTCTGGTGTGCCAAAGACCAGCTAATGTGCATCACATCAGGCCTGTAGGCTTAGGAATAGGCATGAGATCAGGACACTACCAAACAATTCCTTTATGCCACGACCACCATCAAGGACAATTCAGTATTCACAACTGCAAAGAACAATTTGAAGCTATGTATGGAACTGAGGAAGAACTACTGCATAGAACTTTAAAAGAAATTAAAAACATAGAACAAGTTAATAATTTTTTTAACCTAAAAGGAGAGAACAATGGCTGAAATGAGAGATGAACACTTTGAAGTAATTTCTAGCAATCGTGCTAAGCGTTATGAGAAACAAAAAAAGACCACAAATATAATTAAGACTCTGTTAAAGAGATATTCAAAAAAACAATTAATCGAGATGATCGAGAAAGAGAGTAAGAATGGCATCTAAAAAATCAGGATATTTTATCTGTTATAGATCAATATTCCAAGACCCTACCTTTAAAAACTTATTACAAGCTAGTTGTTGGATATATTTTATAAGTTCAGCATCACACCAAGATAAAACTTTGAGGTTTTTAGAAAATTCAATATTCATTAAAAGAGGAGAAATGATTATGCCTCTTAGGATTACTGCTAAAAGATTTAACATGACTTATAGCGAAATGAGAACCTTTATACTACGTCTTGTGCGTAAGAAGATGATAAGCACTAGAACCCACCACCTACAGCCCACCTCTAACCACCCTAGCCGAAAAGTAACGATTATTAACCTTATAAACTATGACAAATATCAGTATGTAGAATCCGAGCAACCACCTCACAACCACCTATCGCAACAAGTACTAAATAACAATACTAATACACATATACTAAATACTAGGTCTAGCAAAGATAAGGTTGTGAATAATGGGTATAAAAAAATAGGAGAATGGGGAGAATACACCATTGTGTTGAAAGACTCTAAAAAATATCTAAAACATAAATGGAAAGATGAGCCTCTCAAAGAATACCAATGAGTGCGATATTAAGAATATTCAAGTATGTCAGAAAAAGATTGATTAATCTGTCTATTGAAAATAAAAGGTTAAAGATGCAACTTGAATTTTACAAAGCCATAGTAGAAAGCGATAATAATAAAAAGCACTAAATGGTCAGAAAAAAGTCAAAATTTAGACACATTTCAATATCGAACAAGAAATACTATTTTTATGAGATTAAGTGGTATGACATTCTTGGAGATTCAGGCCACGCTGGAATAAAAGAATTTGATAATATGAAACCAGCCCTGATGACAACTACAGGATATGTCTATTCTAAAGATAACAAACATCTAAAAACATTTGCTAGTTATGATGAGAATGAGGAGTCTTTTAGCGATAGAAATGTCTTTCCTATTGGTTGCATAAAAGAAATGAAAAAGATAGAAATATAAGATTATGAAAAACGACAAAATAAAGGCAAATGACACAATTAAGACAAAATCTATAGGAAGACCTAAAAAAGAACTAGATAAAGATGTTATTGCAAAACTAAGTCAGATAGGTTGCACACAAGAAGAAATAGGTTCTGTTGTAGGAATATCTGCTAGAACTTTGCAAAGACGATATGCCGATTTAGTAGCAGAAAACAAAAACATAGGTAAAGCTAGTCTTAGAAAGAAACTTTGGGAGAAAGCCCTTAAAGGCGACCCTAAGCTACTTATATGGCTATCTAAGAATGAACTTAACATGGTCGATAAGATACACACCACACAAACTGTTGAACCTCTACCATTAATTATTGATGCTAAAGCTGATGAGGTAAATGGCTAAACAAAAATTCACGCACTTCATACCAAGAGATAAACCACCAAAGCGAGGTGCTGGAAAACATAAGAAGAACAAAAACAAACAAGAAAAACGACAACAAAAACAAAAACGATATAAAGGACAAGGAAGATAATATGAGTGAACTAATTGGAGAGAATACATTTTTAAAATTAAGAGAAGAAAAATCACAGTTAAAATCTGAGTTAGAGCAAGTAAAAATACAAAGAGATATTGCTTTAAGAAAATTAAACAAAGCATTAGCAATAGCAAAAGATTTAAGAAAGTTAGTAGAGAATGGAACAGAAACGAAGTAACTTTTATCCTAATGGAGAGATCATAGATTATTCTCTACCACAATCATTTACTAAAGCATTAAAGGGTGCTTCATGTGGAGATTGTGGCTTATACTCTAACAAAAGATCATTCTGTGGTAGGTGGGGTGCTAAGGGAGTTAAAGATACTTATGTTTGCCACGAATGGAGAAAAAGGTATTTTAAGAGATAATTTTGTGATATTTATGCCACATGGCTAAATACAAAAATAAAACTGTTAAACTTAACAAACCCATGCGTGGAGATGTTAAGAAATTTAAAGTATTTGTAAAAGACAAATCATCTGGCAGAGTTAAAAAAGTTAATTTTGGCTCTAAAGAAATGTCTATTAAGAAACATATTCCAGCAAGAAAAAGATCATTCATGGCTCGTATGGGTGGAGTTCTTAAAAAGGTAAGAGGCCAAAAGACTCTATCTCCAGCATATTGGAGTATCAGAGCATGGCAAAAAGGATTCAAAGTATGATTGATAATATAATTTACAGAGTCTTTGGAATAGTAGATAACTTTATGGGTTATTTGTTTGATAGGTTTGTATCTGATGACCCTAGACTTAAAAAGAAAAAGAAAAAGAAATGAGAGATACTAAAGTTTTAGAGTCGTTTAAGAAACACGCTGAGAAGAAGCTAAAGGAAATGAATATATTTAAGAATTTAAAACAAGAAGTAAATCATGGTGCAAATGGCACTCAACAGTATGTAATTAAAAAAGGTATTAACAAAGGCAAGGTTGCTAAATAATATGGGTATGATTATGAATTATTATTTTACAGGAGTATTGATTTTAGGATTTGTATTTTTAGCACTTTGTATGAAACCACTATGAAAATATCTGAGAACACATCTGTAGCTATGCCAATCAAAAACATGGTTGGAATAATTGTAGGAGTTGCTATGGGTATCTTTGCCTATACAGAAGTTACTGCAAGATTAACAAGTTTAGAAACATCAAGAGAATTGATGAACTCTGATCTACTTAAAAAGTCTGAACAAACTACAACTGATAAAGAGCAATATCTTTTATTGGAAGATTTATACGAAACTGTAGAAAAACACCAAGAACTTTTAGATAAAAATATTCACACTCAAGTTATGTTAGATCACATAGAGGCACAATTAAAAAAAGCATTAGAAGATATTGAAGAACTAAAAGATAAGGTAAGAGCAAATGGAAACAATCATTAGTAGTGTCGTTGCTTTGTGTATGTTTGTGGCTGGAGAGTTACAAGAACATAGAATCCAAGAGAAAATGTCAGATTGTTTAAAAGGGAAAAGACTTGCTGAAAGAACAAACACAGGAGATAACATTGAATATAAGTGTGGCAAAGTACAAGCTGAATTAGAAGAAAATATAGATGGAAGTAAATCAATTAAAAAGATAGTATCTGACAAATGAAATTCGTTTTAGCTTATACTATCTGCTCTGCCATAACAGGATTCTGTAACACACCAGCAGTACATCCTATAAAATTTGATACTTGGACAGATTGCACTAAGGCTGGTGCTACTGTAACAATTAAAGTTACTAACGAGTATAAACAAAAATTTAACGAGGAAAAATTATACATATCTTACTTTTGTAATGAAAATAACTCTGACAAAACCACAACTTAAAGTATCATCAAGTAAATCAAGGTTTAGAGTTTTAATATCAGGTCGTAGATTTGGTAAAACTTATTTAGCTGTAACTGAGATGATGAAATATGCGTGTCAGCCAAATAGAAGAATTTGGTATGTAGCACCTACATTTAAAATGGCCAAAGAGATCGTCTGGGGAACTCTTAAAGAAATGCTTAATCAGTTTAATTGGATTGAGGATATAAACGAAACAACAATGACTATTACGATAAGACAATCGAATAGTACAATCTCATTAAAGGGTGCTGATAATTATGATTCACTTAGAGGTACAGGATTAGACTTTTTAATCTTAGATGAGTTTGCAGATATAGATAAGAGAACTTGGTATGAGGTACTTCGTGCTAGTATTTCTGATCGTCTTGGCCATGTACTATTTTGTGGTACTCCAAAGGGATATGGTAATTGGTCTTATGAATTATATTTAAAAGGTAAGCAAGATAACGATTGGGAGTCTTTCCAATACACAACTATTCAAGGTGGTATGGTATCTGCTGAGGAAATAGAACAAGCTAAACAAGATATTGATATTAGAACTTTTAGACAAGAGTTTGAGGGAACATTTGAGAACTATGCTGGTAGTGTTTATTATAACTTCCACCCTGTAGATAATGTTGTTAAACGACAGATAGATTGGGAGAAACCTTTACATATTGGAATGGACTTTAATGTTGACCCTATGTCAGCTTGTGTTGGGCAAATAGAAAAAGATAAAGTTTATTTTGTAGATGAGGTAATCATTTATGGAAGTAATACGGATGAAATGGTGCAAGAACTTAGAGATCGTTACGGAACTAAAATGCAAATATTTATCTATCCTGACCCAGCTTCTAAACAAAGAAAAACATCTGCTGGTGGGAGAACTGATTTATCTATTTTACAAAACGCTGGATTTAAAGTTAAGGTTAAACATAAACACCCAGCAATAAGAGATCGAGTCAATGCTGTGAACAGTAGGCTCAAAGATTCTAATGGGGAAAGACACATTTTTGTTTCACATTCTTGCAAAACGCTGATAAAAGGGTTACAAAGGCAAATATACAAAGAGAATACAAATATTCCTGATAAGGAAGATGGATTCGATCATATGAATGATGCTTTGGGCTATATGATTGATTATTTAAAACCATTAACTACTCAGGCAAGATTTAATTCTCCTACAAGATGGACAATGAAGTAATTTATGGCATACACTAGAGATCAAGCAATAGACACCCACAAAGACTACTCCGAAACAATTAATAATTGGGAGTATTATATTAGATCATACAATGGTGGCTATGATTACATGATAGGCCAATACCTAAACAGATATAATTTAGAATTAGATAACGAGTTCAATCAAAGACTAGCTAACACTCCATGCGATAACCATTGTAAAAATATTATACAAATTTATTCATCATTCCTTTTTAGAGTTAGACCAAGTAGAGATTTTGGTTCTATGCAAGATGAACCTAGTTTAGAGTCTTTCTTAAAAGACGCTGATCTTGAGGGTAATAATTTAAACTCTGTAATTAAACAGGCTCAAAACTATGCTTCTATTTATGGTCATTGTTTTTTAATGTTAGATAAACCTAATGTAACTACAAACACTAGAGCCGAAGAATTAGATCAAGATATTAGACCTTACTTATCAATCGTTACTCCAGAGAATGTTTTAGATTGGAATTTTGAAAGACAAGTTAATGGTAAGTATGAATTAAATTATTTAAAAGTTAGAGAAGAAGTAGATAGAAATGGTGGCACATACATGAGAATTTGGTATCCAGATAAAATTGATACTATCTACATGGAAGAAAGAGATGAGCCTAGATTAATAGATAGCGTTCCTAACATGATTGGTAAAATACCAGCAGTTATTTTATACAATGCTAAATCTCACAAAAGAGGAATAGGTCAATCAGATTTAACTGATATTGCTGATCTACAAAAATCTATTTACAATGAATACTCTGAAATGGAACAATTAATCAGATTAACTAACCACCCATCATTAGTTAAAACTCCAAGCGTAAATGCTAGTGCTGGTGCTGGTGCAGTTATTGAAATGCCTGATGAACTTGAGCCAAACTTAAAACCATATTTACTTCAACCATCTGGCCAGAACTTACAAGCTATTATGGAGTCTATAAATAGCAAAGTAAATTCTATAAACAGAATTGCACATACGGGTGCAGTAAGAACTCAAAAGACAGGCATTACTTCTGGTGTTGCACTACAAACAGAATTTGAATTATTAAATGCTAGACTATCTGAGAAAGCTGACAACTTACAAATAGCAGAAGAACAACTATTTAGATTATATGCTTTATTCCAAGATGCTACATTTGATGGAGAAATTAATTACCCAGATTCATTTAACATTAGAGATTACGCAAGTGATCTTATGTACTTCCAACAAGCTAAAGCATTAAACATTGGCTCTCCAACTTTTGCTAAAGAAGTTGATAAAGAAATCGCTAGAGCAGTTGTTGATGATGATAATAAACTAAATGAAATATTTGATGAGATAGACCAACAAGCAGAAGTAGGTCAATTCACACAAGACGAACCAGCACAAGAAGATCAAGAAGTAGAGCAAGAACAGATATAATGAATGTCGGATATAGTCAAAGATGCAACACTTTATAGAATTAAGCAAATAGAACTTGCAGAAGCCGAATATTATAAATCATTAATTACAACATTAGACAGAATAGAACGAGAAGTAGTATCTCTTGCAAGTCGATTACCTTTAACAGATGGTAAGTTAATTGAACTGCAATCAGCTATAGCAATCAGGCCACAGATAAAAGCTATCTTAGAAAGAGAATATCTTAAATGGTCAGATACAGTTGTTAGAGAGGGTTTTAATAAACAAGCTAAACGAATAGAAAAAGCATTTAAAAGAATTGGTAATATTCCTATAGAGTTTCAGGAACTAACTAAAGGCGATCTAGCATTAGTACAAAATCTAAAGCAACAATATTTTACTCAGTTTAAAGATGTATCAAATACATTTACAAGAAGACTATCAGAAAAGGTTTATCAAAATACATTAGTTGGTAGTGAGTTTGCAGTATTAGAAAAAGAACTTAGACAAACAATTAATGGTATCTATGCAAGTGCAGATGACCCAGAAGCACAAAAGCTAATTGATTATATAAATAGAAATAAGTTTGATAAGTCTAAACAAGCAGAAGTTGATAAGTCTATACAAACATTACAATCTAAATTTGCTAGAGATAGGGCTGGAGAAAACATGAAAAGATATGCTGGTCAAATACTTAATGATTCACTAAGAGATTTTGATGCAACCCTTAACTTTAACAAATCTCAAGACGCTGGATTAACTTTTGTAAAATATTATGGAGATGTAATACCTACCACTAGGGAAATTTGCAGAAATGTAATTAATGGAGTATATAACAAGAGGAAAAGTGGACTTTTCACAGTTGATGAAGTCAGAAAACTTTGGGCTAGTAGAAGTTGGTCAGGTAAAAAATCTGGCGACCCTTTAATAGTTCGTGGTGGTTATAACTGTCGTCATCAATGGTCTTATGTCAATCCTGATTGGTATGACGAACAAGGCGAACTAATAATATAACTAGGAGAAAACAATGTCCGAAGAACAAACAAATGTTGCACCAGAAGTTGCAACTGAAACACCAAAAGAAGAAGTAAAAGTAGAAGAAACAAAACAAAATACTTTTACCCAAGAACAATTAGACAACATAATCAAAACAAGACTTGAAGCAGAAAAAAATAAGTATGAGAAAAAACTTCAAGAAGAAGAAAAGCAAAAACAAGAAATCTTAAAACAAGAACAGTTAAAAGAAGCAAAAACTAAATCTGATCTTGAAAAGATTATGCAAGAAAGATTATCTGAAAAAGAACAAGAACTTGCAAAAGTTAAAGATCAAATCAAAAAAGAAAAAGTAGATAATTCAATACTTTCTATTGCTAACAAAGAAAAATCTATTAACGCACAACAAGTTGTAGCTTTGTTAAAAAACGAAGTTAAGTACAATGATGATGGTAGAATAGAAGTAGTTGATAATAATTCTAATGTACGATATAACGCACAAGGAGAACTACTTACAATTGAAGATCGAGTTAAGGAGTTCTTAGATAGCAACCCACATTTCCGTCAAGGGTCGTTGTCTGGTTCAGGAAGCCAGAGTGCTATTGGTGGTAAAACTGTTAAACCTTTTAATCTACAGGACTTGGACTTAACAAAGCCAGAAGATCGTAAAGCCTATGCAGAATATAGGAAGAAACGAGATTCGGGTGCTGTTGAGATTAATTTAACAAAATAACCTTAATAGGATAATAAAATGGCAAACGAAAGCACAAGTTCTACTCTATCGGAACTATACACAGAGATAGTAGCAGAAGCACAATTTGTAGCTTCTGAAAAATCCATCATGAGAAACTTAGTTAAAAACTATGCTATCACAGGTGGTGGAAAAGCAGTTGAAGTTCCTGTTTATGCAAATGTATCAGCATCAGCAGTAGCAGAAGCAACTGACTTATCTAACACAGCAATCAACCCTAGTTCAGTAACTATTACTGCATCTGAGGTTGGTGTTATGACTACTCTAACAGACTTAGCAAGAAATTCAGCACCTAGAAATGTTGCTGGAGATATTGGTAAATTGTTTGGAGAAGCACTTGCTAGAAAACAAGACGCAGATTTAACTGCATTGTTTGATGGCTTTTCAACTGCATTAGGAGATGGAACAGAAGCAATTACATCTGCTAAAATTTTCCAAGCACTTTCAACTTTAAGAGAAAATGCTCTTAACATTGACGATTGTGCAGTTGTTCTACACCCTAAAATCGCTTATGACTTAAAAGCTGGTTTGACTAATACTTTTGCAAACGCAAATGCAAATGACTTATCAAACGAAGCATTAAGATCAGGTTTTGTTGGTAGATTAGCTGGTATGCCTGTCTTTGAAACTTCAAACATTGCTAATACTGGTAATGCTGGAGATTACAAAGGTGGTGCGTTCCACAGAGATGCACTAGCAATCGCTATGATGGAAGATGTTAAAATCGAAACTCAAAGAGATGCTTCTCTTAGAGCAGACGAGATTGTTGCTACATCAGTATATGGTGTTGGAGAAATCCATGATTCATATGGTGTTGAGTTACATTACGATTCATCAATCCAATAATAATTGGATACTTTGTGAGGGTGGGAAACTGCCCTCGCAACTAACACAAGGAGAATAAAATGGTTAAATTAGTATTATCAAATGAGAAGATGGTTACTCTTAAAAGAGGTAACAAAACAATCACTAGAAGCGAATTAGACTATCAAACTAATAAAGCTATGTATGATTTTAGAGGTTTTAAACCTGAACAAGATGTTGTAAAAGAAGTTAAAGAAGTTGTTACAGAAAATGTAGTACCTTTAAAAAAGAAACGAAAAACAAGGAAACAAAAATGAATCAATGGTTGTGGCTTAAAGGCAAAAAAAAAGTTAAATGGATTTGGATAAAAGCAAAAAACAATCCAATGTATTCTATACCTTTAGCTTTATTTATTGTTTATCTAATTTGGAAGTAAATTATGGCTAATTATACAGGTGCAGATGTTATTACCACATCAGATGTTTTAAAATATCAACCTGATGCGTTTGATTTTGGTATATCTACAACTGCTACAGAAACAACTAATTTTCTAGCACAAACTACTAATGATATTTTCAGACAGTTAAGAATAGAATGGTGGCCTGTATATAAAACAAATATATTTACAGATATTACAGTTCTTAATACTGCTGAGATGGTTAATACAAAAGTTAATTTAGATCAGTTTGAACGGGCTGGTGTTTATCTATTTCTTGGAAGATTTTATTTACCAGCATTAACTAAATTTAGACCAGAAACAGAAAAAGATAGATTTGAAAGAATGCAAGAATATTACATGAGCCAATACAATATTGAATGGAGAATGATATTAGAAGATGGTGTAGAATATGATGTAGATTCTTCTGGAACTATTGTATCTAACGAGAGAGAACCTTTACATGGATTTAGAAGATTGACTAGATAATGGCTGTCGATCTTAAGATAAAATCTAACAATAAACAAGTAGCACAAAAATTTAAAAAGTTTCAATCTGTATTACCAAGAGTTATTGATAAAGGTCTTAAACAAGCTGGGTTTCAATTACTAGATATTATTAGAACTAAAACACAAAAAGGTATTGATTTTAATGATAGACCTTTTGCACCTTATAGTTCTGGTTATTTAAAAAAACTAAATAAAGAGGGTAAATCAGTAAAAGTAGATTTATTTTATTCAGGTCGTATGTTGGGTAGTTTAACACCTAACAGTTCTGTAAAAAAAACAGGAAAGCACAAAGTATCATTAGGTTTTAGTAATTCTCAAATGCGTCAGAGAGCATTATTTAACCAAGTATTGAATGACCCTAAAAGAGAATTTTTTGGCTTTAACAATAGAACAGAAAAGATTATAAGTAAGCAATTCAACAGATTTGTAGAAAAAGAATTAAGAAAGTTTAGAATATGAGTGTAAGAGAAAACATAGCATCTAATTTATTGTCAGTTATATCTGCTATATCTAGCCCAGATATTATAAAAGCAACTAGGCAACCTTTTTTATTAGACGAATTATCAGATAAACAATATCCAGCAGTAATAGTTCAAACATCAGAAGAAAACAGAGATGACTCTGAATTAGGAAGTGGTGCTAAAACTAGGCATGGTACTATTGATTTTGTAATATTAGGATTTGTTAAAGGTGCAGAGGCTAACATAGATACTAAAAGAAATGAATTAATTACAGCTATTGAAACTGCATTAGAAACTGATATTACTCGAAGTGGTAATGCACTTGATACAGAAGTTATACAAGTAGAAACTGACGAGGGTTCTTTATTTCCTGTTGGTGGAATAAGAATGACAATTAGGTGTATGTACGAATATCAAGCTGGAACACCATAGGATAAATTATGAAAAACGAAAAACTATTAGATAAAATATCTAAGAAAATAGATCAAATAGAAAAGTTACACGATAAAGAGTCTATGCTTTGTGAGGAAGTAAAAGACTTAGTAGAAGAAATTAGAGAAAACTCTTTAGAAGATGAAGATGGTACTTGGGAAGAAGAAGATGTATCAGATGACTTAGAAGAAGATTTTGAAGAAGATGAAGAAGATATTGACGAAGAAGATGATAAACTGTAAAAGGACTTATGGCTAAGGATATTAAATTATATAAAGGTAATTCAGAAATAGTTATTAATGAATCTAATCTTGAACATTTTTTAACTTTAGGCTATAAGCAAGAAAAAGAAACTAAACAAACTAAATCAAACAAGGACAAAAAATGGCAACACATCACGGAAAAGAAGGCGTAGTTACTGCTGGTGGAAGTGGTGTTGGGGAACTAACATCATTCACACTTGAAACTACAGGAGATGTTGTAGAAGATACAGCTTTAACAGATGCTACTAAATCATTTGTTGCTGGTCGAACTTCATTCTCTGGAACATTAGAAATGCACTTTGACGAAACAGATAGCCCACAAACAAGTTTAACTGCTGGTTCTTCAATCGCTTTTATTTTATT